ACAAACGATAGGTAAGTTTGTGCTACTATATTTCATAAGGCTTTCTCCTTTCTATAAATTTTTGTATTAAAAAAGCGAAAAGACTAATTAAAGTCTTTCCGCTATTTCTGCTATCTTTGAACGGTGAGTTGTCATTAAGGTAATTTCACCATATATATCTTCTCCTCTAAAAACTTTTGATACTCGTTTCATACCATTATTAGCGCCCTCATAGTCAATCATATCAACCTGAGCATTATCATCGCCATCAATGATACATATAGAGTCATCGCCAACTCTTTGAAGAGCCAATTTTATTAAATTAATATCAAGGTTTTGTGCTTCTGAAATATAAATACCCGCGTTCATTCCAGAAGTATCATAACCTCTAATATCACTAAAAGGTAATAAGTCAAGTTTTCCTTCATTAATTAATCTTTCAACTTCCATACGATCGCCAATTTTACTATTTAAAAGATTGCCGATTTGAGAGTCAAGAAGTTTTTCAAGGCGAGTGCCTGGATAGAAGCCAAGTTTCGCAGAGTCTTTTGTGGCAACAGTATTACAAAATACAATAATCTTATCAATTTTATGTTTTTCCAATAGATGAAATAAATAAGAAAGTGATAAAAAAGTCTTACCGGAACCTGCGCGGCCTCGCACCATAGTGATTTTATTATGAAGAAAACTATCAACAAGAAGAACTTGCTAAATGTCGTCTTTATAAGGTTTTACTTTACCAAAATATTTAGAGTCTAATGTAGCAAATGAAACAGGGACTAAAGCTTCTCCATCCCAACGTAATTTATCAATGACGTGTTCATCATTAATATCTTTTAAAATAAGATATTCATTTACTTTTAAATAGTCGGGTACTGTGCTGCCATCATAAAGTTCGGCCAAGCCAGCGTCGTCAACATATATTTCTTTATAGCCTCTATAATAGTCTTCTGCTTCTGGATCAATTGATTTGATACATTCTTTACAGAAAAATAATTGCGCCATATTTTTTAATGATAAGTCATTAGTATAAAAATCAACACGATCAAGGTACGCATGCTTGTCGCAGTCAATAGCGCAGGCTAATATTTTGGTATCATTATTAACTTCTAATCCCATTTCTACTATTGGCTCAAGCATTTTTTCTTTAAAAATCCATACTTGATATTTATCTGGGTTATCTGCCAATAAATGAGTTAATTTACGAGCACTATATTTAATATCTATATCTTTATGAGAAGAAGTTTTTATATTTTCTAACTCAGTTAAAGTAATAGAAGAAATAATAATATTTTCTTCTTTTTCAAATAAGTTGCCCGCACGCTTTAAGAGAGCGTTAGTGTCATAAAAATTATTCATCATATTCTTCTTCCTCGCTTGTACTGGGTGCCGCAAATCCAATCGCAAAACTGGACTCTTCCGGCATAGATATTTTTTCTACATATTCGGCATTTTTTACTCCTATTTTATTTACTAATAGGGTACTTAATGCGTCTAGTAGGGGAACTATATAGGAAATAAATATAATTCCTAAAATAAAATATAGTAAATTAATAAGAATTACCTCCTTTTAATTTCCTTATATTTTATGAAAGTTATGAATTATTATTTAATTTCAGTTGTCCCTTTGGCTTGTCGGGCACGAAGTGCGCGAAGTTGTTTATAAAATATATCTTTTTTTACAATATAATCATGGAGTTCTAACTTATATTTATTAATTAACAATTTTGCTTGTTCTAGGTCGTCCTATTTAATCTAAATCTAATGGTAGAGCATTTTTGCTTCGTAAGATTTTGGATTATATTTTTTACTGTGATTCATAGAATAATATACTTGTTTGAGAGCTGCTAATGCGGGCTTAATTTCACAGTCTCTTTCCCAATTGAGCGCTTCAATCATTGCGCGTAAATATGCGATATGTTCGCCAGTATATTCATTTGCGAAATCCATATCGTCTGGATGACAAGTAGCCATACCATAAAATATTTTATTTTTATAATATAGAACACAAGTGGCTACTTTGTTTTCATCATCCCATTCAATATAAGGGGTATTTTTCATTATATAAAAAGTCCTTTCTTTAATTTTCTATATTTATTATAGCATAAAAAATAAAAAAGGTCAAATAAAAAAAGGATGAGTTGAATTAACTCATCCTTTTAAATTATTTATTAATAGCCATATTGGCGCCGACCATAGAGGAAATTACCTGAGTAAGATCGAGGCCGGTAGATTCTTTTACGCCTTCAATTACCTGATTGGTAGTATTCATAACATCGCCAATAAGTTTGGCTCCATTACCTTCACCATACAATTTTTAAATTTTTAAACCTAAATTATAAAAATCAATTGAATTAACTAAATATTTCTATTGACACAATTGATTTAAATTATTATATTTACAGATATTATCTCTTTCAGTATAAGGTATTCTATATAATTTAATATTATTATTTAAACACCATTGGTTTTTTATCTAATCATTTTTTAAAGATTGTTCTGAAGAATATTTATTTTTTATTTTTGAATAATGCTATGGACCATCAAATTCAATAAGGATATTATAATCTGGTAAGAAAAAGTCAAAATATAAATTATGATTTTTTTGAATATTTTTTAAATTTTTAAAACTTTTTTGAGTTTCAAATTTTATATTATTCTTAATTAAAAATAAAGCAATATTTTTTTCTCCTATTGATTCTTTTTGACATCCGCAAGAACAAGTGTTTCCATTTATTAAGTCTGCAATTGGAACTGAAATAATATTACCACAATCACATTGACATTCCCAATTATATCCTCTATAAGAATGTGCATCTTCTAATCTTTTTATTGCCGTTAAAAATCCAAATTTTTGATTAGATATATCTTTAATATGACTTTTTCCTAATTTAGAACGTTTTTCTGTATTTAAACAACCACAGCTTTTAGTATTTCCATTTTTTAACTAGTCTGCTCTAACTTCTACAATATTTCCACATTCACACTTACAGATCCAATAAGTTTTTTTATTTTTACTAGGCGCTTCTTTTATGACAGTTAATCTGTTAAAAGTTTTTCCAATTAAATTTTCTTTTCGCGGCATAATGTATTTCCACCTCCATTCACATATAAAAAGACCGGATAATATATTATCCGGTCTTGGTTAAAAAAATTTTTTAATTAGCAGCTTTTCCACCGATAAACCCAGACATAAGAGCCTTAAGGTCTATACCATTTTCAGAGAGGCCTTCCATTACTTGATTAGTTGTAAGCATAATATCTTTTACCATTTGAGAATTATTATTTTCACCATACATAGTGATTTTATCAACGTTTTCAAGAGGTGCTGCTGCGGATGCAATTGCCTGAGGAAGCATATTAAAATACATTTCAAGAACAGATGCATCGCCCATCTTTTTCTGAGCTTCTGCTTTCTTTTCAATGGCTTCTGCTTCTGCGGTACCGACTGCTCTAATACCTTCAGCTTGAAGGAGTGCGGCTTCTTTTTCTGCTTCTGCTTTTACTTTGAGAGCTTCTGCCTGTTGTTTGATTTCATAAGCTTTTGCTTCTGCCTCTTTCTGGCGTTTAATGAGTTCTGCCTCAGCGCGTTTCTGTGCAGCATATTTATCTGCATCTGCTTGTTTTCTTACAAGAGCATCAAGTTCTCTTTCTTTGAGCTCGATTTCCTGACGTTTAAGTTCAGTTTCACGCTCAGTTCTTGCGATATCTGCTTCTGCGGCCGCAACTTCACGAGTTTTACGCTGATTTTCAGCCTCGATTGCTTTTGCTGCTTCTGCTTCTGCAAGTTTAGTATCTGCTTCGCGTTTAAACTCTGCTTTCTTAATTTCAAGGTCAGTATTTCTACGAGCGATTTCTTCTGCGGCTTTTACTTTCGCATCATTAGCCTGCTTTGCGTTTTCTGCTTCTGCGATTGCTACTTCACGCTGTGCGTCAGATTTTGCGATAGAAGCTTTTTTTCTAATCTGTTCTACGTTATCAATACCAAGGTTTACGATAACATCATTGTCGTCAGAGAAGTTCTGAACGTTAAAGGAGATAAGTTCAAGACCAAATTTGGCAAGGTCAGGTACTGCGTTTTCTTGAACTTTTTCACCGAATGCTTTACGGTCGCCGACCATTTCAGTAAGTTTCATAGAACCTACGATTTCACGCACATTACCTTCAAGAAGGTCATTTACTTTACGAGAAATTTCAGTTCTATCTACATTAAGGAAGTTCTTTGCGGCGAGAGCAATCATTTCAGGAGTTTGGCCAATTTTAACGGATACAGTGCTATCTACACGAACATTGATATACTCTGCTGTTGGAACCGGATTTGCGGTTTTTACATCAATCTGAATTGCGCCAAGAGCAAGTTTATCAAGTCTTTCAAGGAAGGGGATTTTGATGCCAGCTTTACCAATAAGGATACGAGGCTCTTTGTAGAAGCCAGAAATGATGTAAGCCTGATCGGGCGGTGCTTTAACATATCCACTCATAAGAAGAGCAATAAGAGCGATTGCGGCGAGGGCACCAATACCCCAAGGGAGAATAGCGAGAAAAATTTCCATTTTAATTTTTTCCTTTCTTTATTTAATTATTAAGGTTCATTTTTATAAGATTGAATATCACGAATGATAGTTTCAATATTAACAGGATGATTATTGTGAGCATCAAGTTCTACATGATAAGATTTCATAGTATTAAAATCTTGCCATTTATTTTTAGTATGTGAATGCCCACAGAGTGAATAAAATTTATTATGTTTTTCTTCATCATCATAGTTTCCAACAGAAGCAGGATAATGAGAGAGGAAGAATGAATATCTGCGATATTGAAGCATCTCAGCATAAGATACTGACATAACATTGGGACAATGCTCTTTAATATATTCTACTTTTTTATCAGTATCGTGATTGCCGCGTATCCAGATAATATGGCCGGCAAGGCGATTAACGCAATCAGCCAGATATTCATGATTTGCGGTCATTCCAATATCGCCGAGGACATATACGGTATCTTTATCTTTTACAGTTTCATTCCAATTTTTGATAATCCCTTCATCGTGTTCTTCTGGAGAACTAAATCCACGAGGTTCATAAAGAAATTCTTTATTGTGATTGAAATGAAGATCAGAAGTGAGATAAATATAAGCAGGTTCTTCAAATACATTAAACCAATCATATCTATCATTTTTCATAGGCACAAAGCGCGCACACATATCACGAATTACATTATCAGGCACTCTTGCGCGTCCTTCTCTTTTAGCATTTTGAGCCAGGCAAGTGTCAACTGAAACAATAAAATTTACGAAATGGATAGTCCAATATTCTTTTCCCATAATATTATCAAGAGTTGATTTTCTTACTTTACCAGTAAGATGAGTTGCGTCTATATAAATATCTCTACCTTCATTAATATGAAAAGCAGTAGAATTTCTAATTGCCTGATGGAATACTTGAATAACGCTATCTTCATTATCAAAGTAATCAGCGTTAAACATATCCATAAGGACAAAACGAATTTCATCTCTTGATATTACGAAGTCATTATCTTTGCGATGCTCTCTTATCCAAGTGGATTTGCCGCAACCGGCCGGCCCACAAAGAATATAAATATCATTCATAGCAATACATCTCCTCTTTTACAAAATTCGATAGACTTTTCTGCTTCTTCTTTAAATTGTCCTTCTTGGAACATTTCAAGAAATTCTTCTTTTTCTTCATCACTCCTAATCTCTACGTGATTGAGAGTAGTTTTACACCAAGGACAATACATTTTTTTACGATGAAATTTTCCGTGGAGTTTAGCATTTTTTCTTGAAATGGGAATACTTTCTTTTCCACAATTTACACAAAAAAGTTTATTAGAAGTATATCTCATTTTTATCAATTCCTTTCTTTATTGTATATATATTATAACATATTTTTTATAAAAAATCAAATAAAAAAAATAAGAGGAGATTAATTCTCCTCTTCATTTAACCAATTATCTTCTAAAACAAGAATATTTACTTTTTTACTATGAGCGGTGCAAGCATCAATGCCAATTATACCTTTATCGTAATAAGGTTCAAAATTGGCTCCTTCTTCAAATTCAGGCTCTCCGTGGTAATGTGCACGAGGCCAAGAGGTGTGCCAATGGCCGCACACAATAGTTTTATTCTCTTCAATAAAACCTTCGTGCGCGAGACGGAACCCATTCTGCCAACGGGCTTCTTCCCACTCTTTATCATGAAAATTGCGCCAATCGCAGTTATAAAGAAATTCTCTATTACATTGCCAATATTTAGGGCAATCATCAAGGCAATTAAGAGCAATCCAACCGTGGACGAAAATGTAATTTTCAGTTTCAAAATAATTACGCATTTTTCTTAATACAGGGCGCACTTCAAGATTAAGGTCAGTAAAATCAGCACTTTCGCCAGAGATTTGAAGAGCAGTATCAAGAGTTCCATTAGAAAGGTCATGTGCTCCATAATAACCACGCGCAATCATATCTTCCAGAAGGGTTTCATGATTGCCCTTAATCATAATAAGGCGTTTCATATTTTTAAGAAAATCAAGCATTTTTTTATTGCCAGGACCGCGATCAAAGTTATCGCCGAGTGAAATCAGCC